CAATCGTAAACAATTTGGCTATTGAAATGTCTCCCTTGTTCGACAATGGCGACGATATTGTAAGCCCAAGATTGAAGGCGCTTGCTGATAGCGATTACGAATGGGTAAAAACTTTATATCAAGTTATTCTCATTCCTAACAAAGTGGCTTCCTCTTTACTGCCAAGAGGTTCAGGAAATTCAAAAGGCGTTTTCCGAAGAATTTTCAACGGTATCGATGGAACTGTAGGGAATTAATTTCATGCCTAAGGTAGATTTCCCATTAGGTTTATTGGGTTCCGAGTTTCTTCCGCGCACAAAGCGAACCCTGCAAAACGTTTTCAATAATGGCAATGGAAACGTTCTTACCCGCCCAGGCATAACCGCTTTACAAGATACAGGTAAATTCGCAAGAGGCTCCTTTCAATGGAACGGTTTTCTTTATCAAGTCGTTTCCAATTCACTTATCAAAATAACCGATAACGTTACCGGAGCGTTTCAAGAAATAGGAACAAATGCTATAGCGGGAGGCGCAAATATAAGAACCGCTATTGGGTTTAATACAGCCGTTATTGTTGTCAAGGGCGGCCAAATTTATACGCTTGATAAAAGCGATATTGTTGTTGATATCACTGGCAACCCCAATATTGTTCCTTCTGTTGATGTCGCTCATATAAACGGGCGCTTTGTTTATATCCCTGCCAGTGGTGATCCTGCTTTTTTCTCTAATGTTGGATTTGCTGGAATAGTAGAAGCGCTTTCATTCTTTGACGCTGAATCATTGCCGGATGAAAACAACGGAGTAATTAATTACCGCAATACTCTATACATTTTAGGAACAGATTCTATCGAACCCTTCCGGGATGCTGGAACTTCGCCAAATCCATTTTTAAGAATTAACGGCGCCCGAATCGACAATGGTTACATAGGGGGTTTAATTGAATATAACCAAACGTTTGTATTTTTAGGTCGAGAGAAAGAACAGGATTTCGGCATTTATGCCCTGGCGAGTGGTAACGCCATAAAAATCTCGAATGAAGTTGTCGATCTTATCCTATCTGAACATACCGAAAGCCAAAGGGTCAACGTAATTACAAGCCGTTTCAAATGGCGCGGTTATGACTTGATAACTTTTACGTTAAGCAACGCTTCATTTGGTTTCTTTGGGGGCAATTGGTTCAAATTAAATTCATTGGTTGGTGGTAATACGGATATTTGGGGCGGCGGCTTCATAACTCAAATTGAAGGCGAATATTTTACCGCCTTTAGAAATAATTTAGGCAAATTGACCGATATTGATACTGATTATGGCGAAAAGATTAATTACATCATTGAAATGGGTTTGGAACAAGGCGAAGGAGACAGGTTCAGTTGCCAATCAATTGAATTACCTATATCCCAAGGCTTTAATGCGCAACAGGCTACAGTGGGCTTGCAAATGAGCAAGGATGGCGTTGTTTATGGTGAACCCTTCTTTAGGAATTTGGGGTTGATCGGTCAATACCCGCAAATTTTAAAATGGAATCTTCCAGGAGGGTTAGGAAGATATCGAGAGTTTATGGGATGGAGATTTTCATCCAACGAATCATTGGTTTTTAGTTCTGAACCTCCAATCGTGAAAATAAGATGACTCAAATCATTTCACAACCAGACCACGGCGATAAATTAATTAATAAAGAAGGTTTGTCCTTGGCAAATTTTCAAATATTTATTGATGATGTTGTCAGGCAATTTAATTTGCTGGAAGCGCAAATAAATCCTGTCCTGCAATTAAATTTATTTACAGTTACCACTGTTCCCGATCCGACTTTAACGCCAGGAGCAATGATTTTTGTTACGGATGAAAGTTTAGGGCCAATTCCAGCATATTCCGATGGCGTTAACTGGTTAAGAGTAAACGATAAGGTACCTATTTCTTGAACATACTCAATTGGCAAATAACTTCAGGCTGTGAATCATTAGGGGGAGGGTGTGTTTCGTGTCCGTCTCTTATCCATTACAAAGAAAACAATATGGATTATACAGTCAAGGAACATAGAGAAAGATTAGCCGAGCCTATGCTAAGAGAAGAGCCAGCTTGTTTTATCGTTTCCCTTGGCAGTGATTTATTCCATAGGCTTGTAATGGATCAATTCATTATAGACGCTTTTGAGGTAATGAATAAATGCCCTGAACATCATTTTGAAATTGCCACAAAGCGAATTGATAGAGCGATAACGATGATTCCTTTTTTAACCTGGTCCGACAATATCATGATCGGAACCGCCATTGAATCTGAAGATCACAAATACAGATTAAAACAATTAAAACAAATTCCTACTGAAAATAGATTTATATCGTTTGCTCCACTTTTAGGAGATGTAGGCGAATTAGATTTAACAGGAATAAAAATGGTCGGCGCATATGGCGAAGATTGGGAATTGAAGCGTCCATATGATCCTGAATGGATTGCAAATATTAGGCGCCAAGCCTTTGAGCAAAATGTTAAATGGATCAACACAAGCGTAATTTATGATAAGGAGGCAGCGTAATGGTGGGTTTTGTTGTGGGTGCGGGTTTGTTAGCTGGCGCAGCAGCTTCCGCAGTAGGGGCTTTAACCACTGATACCGGGGCTGGAAGAAGAGCGGCGGGAGCGGCGGCGCAAGAAAGCCGAAGGGCTGAAGAAAGAGCTAGGGGAGCATTAGGACCGTTCCTGGAAGCAGGCCAGGGCGCTCTTCCTGGCTTGATTGAGGGTTCAACGGTAGGAGGGTTAGACGCTAGACTTGGAAGGATTTTTGATTCAGATATTTTCGGACAATTGGTAGGCGAAAGAACAACAGCGGTCTAGGGCCAACTAGCTGCCGGAGGTTTGACAAGATCGGGAACCGCCTTACAAGAAATAGCAAATGTGCCTTCAGGGTTGGCGCTTCAGATTGAGCAATTATTGTCGGGTAGATTAGGCGGTTTGGCGGCTCAAGGCCAGCAAGCTGGTCAGGGTCTAGCGCAAATAGGTCTCTCAGGCGGTCAATTCAGGGGAGAAGCTTTATCTTCAGGTATTGCAACGGATGCCGCAACAACCGCTAAAAGAAACCAGGCTCTCTTAAATGCCGCTGCATCCGGCGTACAAACATTTGGCAAATTCTTTTAAAAGGTAATTTATGGTTACTCTAGCGAATCTTAGACCAGAAGATTTAGTTGTTGATCCTGTTCCCGCTATTCAAGCAATTGGTCAAGGGGTAGGGGATGTTCTTGTCAATCGGGCGCAGGAACAAGTATTTTCAGAAACGTCTTCCCCCGACCAAAAGAGAAATGCGTTTTTAAGAATAAGCAAAATAAACCCTCAATTTGGTCAAGTGGTTTTAGGTCTCCTGGAAAAACAGGAAACCGATAAGCTCACACAAATTCAACAAAAGACAGACGAACAAGCGCGTTTTGCAACCTTGTTATTAAGACAAGGTAATCATGATAAGAGAGTAAAACTTTTGCAGGACAAGGCCAATGAAGCGGTTGTTGAACAAGAAGACCCTTCAGAATTATTGCGCATGGCAGAGCTTGACCAGGATCAATTGAACGCTGAACTCCAAGAAGCAATAATCCAGGCAACGGATGTAAAAACTATTGTAAGCCCAAACGTCCAAGAAGTTGACCCAACAAAATTTACTCCCGAATCAGTCCAGGCGTTTAGCCAATCTCAAAATTTTGGAGATTTAGTTCCAGTTGTTGGGGCTGCTGATTCACCATTGGGAAAAGTTGATCCAACCAAATTTACCCCCGAATCATTAAAAGCATTTAATGATACAGGCGATCCTTCAAAATTAGTTCCTATTGGAACAGCACAGACAGATGAAGCCAAAAGAATTGTTGACCAGGAATTAATCAATCAAACTTTTGGCGTAAACAGCCCTGAAGCGCGAGCGTTAAAAGAAGCGTTTGCGGCAGATAAAAAAGACCCTGCAACGCTTGGCGAGATAGGGTCAATGAGAAATCAATTTTTGACGCGTTCATCCGGTTTTGTAATTGGGAAAGCGGCTTTAAAAAAGGTCTTGGAATCGGAACCAACAGCGATTGGAGACCTTAACAAAATGGTCGCATTTATGAAAACTATTGATAAAACGTCTCAAGTTACTCCTGGAGAAAGGGCTACCGTTGAAGATGCGGGGAATATAGGGCAAAGATTATTTAATTTATATAACCGTTTGGTAGGGACTGGCGAAAGGTTAACGCCAGTACAGAGGGCCAATATTGACAATCAAGCTTTGAAAAATTTTAATACCGAACTTAATGATCAGAAAAAATTACAGAAATTTTTTACTGACGCGGCAAAACGCGCAGGTATAGACCCTGAAAATGTTGTTTTGGATTTAATCGACACAAGACTACAAACGCCTCCTCCTCCAGCGCCTCCAGCCCCTCCAGGAGGACGGCCTTTAACAGGAGCGGGATTGTTGCTTCCAACAGCTCAACAGGATTTGGACAAGGCACTCCAACCAGGGGGATCGTTTGAAAGATTTAGGGTTGAGGAAGTAAAATAATGCCAAAATTTTTAGTGACCGACACGCTTACAGGTGACAATGCTTTCCTTATAGGTGATACCCCCCCTACACAAGAGGAAACGGCAAGATTTTTTGATAGTCGTAGGATTAAGCAACAACAGGATCAAGCCACACCTCAAAGAAGAAAAGAGGATTTGGGCTTTTTCGGTACCCTTAGGGGCGAAGCGGAACTTGCCGGATCAATAGCAACTCAAGCCGTTGTCGAACCTATTGCGGGGATTGCCGGAGCTGTGCAAGCTATTAATCCATTTGCCGATCCAGGAGCAGGAGCGGAAGCGGTTGAAGCTGTGAGAGGTATTGTTCCCGCTCCAGGCGAAAGAGGGATGGCTGTTGCTGAATCAATCGGCGGTATCGTTAGCGAAATCACTCCACAACCTGTTAAAGATTTTTTCACTTTTATCGGTGAAGGATTTGAAGATTTAAAAGAAGCTACCTTTCAAAAGTTCGGCGCTGGTCCGGCTACAGCCGTTGCAACTTTACCGACAGCCCTATTTGAGGCTGTTCCCGCTCTGTCAGCTATAAAAAAAGCAAGAAATATTCCCACTACAATTTCTGATGAAGTCATTGATGAAATAGGAGACAAGACAAGAGCCAGCGGGGTTCAATCTTTCAAAACAGAAATTCCGGCAGAAAAAAAATCAACCGACCAAATAATTAACGATATTAGAAAAGAAAATCAAGTAGCTGCCGAAAGAATTGCGGGAAAAGTAGAGCCTGATCCTGAAACAGTGGCGGCGGCGAAACGGCTAGGAGTAGTTGTTAGTCCTGCGGCTTTTTCTACCAATGTGGCTTTTGTGGAAGTAATGAATGCGCTCAAATCAAAACCTGGATCAAAAATACGCGCAGAGGAATTTAAAGCAATTGAAGATTTGGGAAAAAAAGCGGATGAATTGATTCAGGAATTAGGAGGGCAGGTTGACAAAAGTTTGCTTGACACAAATGTAAGAACAGCGGTTGAAAAAAATATAAATGATTTAGCAAAGTCTTCTGATATTGCTTATGCAAAAGTAAATAAAGCCATTCCAAATCCAACCCGCGTTGATCCTCAAGCTTCGTCAGGATACATCCGGCAGCGTTTAACCGATTTGGGGAATGATTCAGCCCTGCTCAATAAATCTGAAAAAATGTTATTGAGGTTTTCCAGAGAAAAACCGCCTCCAACATACGGCGCCTTGGATCAAGTTCGCAGGGATGTAGGTGAAGCTTTAGGCAAACAATCAGGTCCGTTTAGAAATGATGACCAGCGCATCCTTAATCAGGTATATGACGTTCTTAGTGACGATCAACAGGG